TTTAAAGAATTACGGGTGGGCGATTATCAAAAGCAAGGATAAAGAAAAAATTAAAGCGTATGTCGTGAATACGGTGAGTGATTTGATTGTCGGAGTGTTTGGGATTTTGACTGCCCTCTTGTTGTGGGGCGTATCGAATATAACGGCCCGGTAGGGCAGGAGGTTTGAAGATGGGAGCACTAAGGTTCATTGACGAGCTGCTCATCGAGATGATGGGCCGCGACCGGGCGCACTTTTTTGGCAAGTCCGGGGACGCACGGCCGACCGAGGGACTCAAAGTCGGCGACGAGTATGAAGAGGTCGATACGGGCGACCGCTTCATCTGGTATGACGAGCGATGGCATCTGAAAGAGGCGGGGACGTACAGCGCCATCAAATTCACCCTGACGTTCGACAAGGGCGATGCGAGCTCGGTGGAACCAGCTACGAAGGAGGTCACCTACGACTCGACGTACGGCGAACTCGCCACCACGACATACGTCGGGTACAATCTGGACGGATGGTTCTTGGATGAGGGGTTGACCAACGAGGTGAGCGCCGAGGACACGGTACTCATTGAAGCCGACACGACCGTATATCCCAAGCATTCGCCAATCGACTACGACATTACGTACACACTCAACGGCGGTACCAACGGCGACAATCCGACGACGTACAACATCGAGACACCGGAAATCACGCTTGATGCACCGACAAAAGACGGCTATGTGTTCGACGGCTGGTACGGGGTGGCGGACTTCTCCGGTGACGCGGTCACGAAGATTGCACTGGGATCTACCGGTGCCAAGACGCTGTACGCGAAGTGGGTCGCCGATACATTCGGCATCACCTATGAGCTCAACGGCGGAACCAACGCCGGAGCGAACCCGGCGACCTACACGATTGAGACAGCGACCATCACCCTCGCCGATGCGACCAAGGACGGCTACACGTTCGCCGGATGGTTCAGCGATGCAGGGCTTACAACCGAAGTGATCGAGATTGTACTCGGAAGTTTTGGCGACATCACACTGTACGCAGGATGGACGGCAATCGACTATGACATCACGTACGAGCTTAACGGTGGAACGAACAACGAGGGAAACCCAGACACTTACACCATAGAAGATGCGGTGACGTTCCTAGCTCCGACAAAAGACGGCTATGTGTTCGACGGCTGGTATGCCGAAGCCGGGTTTACGACGCTGGTTACCGGATGGGCGGCTGGCACGACCGGGGCAAAGACCCTGTATGCGAAGTGGGAGACTGTGTAATGGAGGATTATAAGTTCGTGGCGATTATCTTGGGGGCGGTGGCGATTGCCATCGCCGCCCTGATGGAGTTTCTCAAGGCGCGTGCAAAAGCGCGCCGCAATAAGCTGGCGACGTGGGTCATGATTGTGATTTCCGCCGTCCTGTCGGCATTGCTTGCATGGGTTGCATGGGCTGGCTTTGGCCTGCCCGGCGAGCCGCCGGCTATGATAGCGTATGCGCTGATTATTTTTGTTGTTCAATATTTTATCAGCATCGAGATTCTCAAGCGCGTATGCAAGGGACTGGTTAAGCAGTATCTGAAAAAGCAGGGCATGACCGATGGAGAAATCAAGGAGGCGCTCGGTGGGTGATATTATCCAATGGGCACTGTTGATACTGGCGGCAATCTTCGGTGGCGGATTCCTGTTTGAGAAAGCTAAGGCGAAAAAGGCTGAGAAGAAGGCTGCCGAGCAGACCAGGCGCGCCGATCGCGCCGAGCGTCAGGTGCATCTCGAACAGGAAGCATCAAAGATAAAGAACGAGTTGGCGAAAAAAAGCAAGGCATCACAACAGGAAAAAGATGCGGCGGTACAGGCCGTCGATGCCGTCGACAAGGAGGTTGAACTAAGTGACGAAATTAAAAAACTTGCCGCTGATCAGTCTGCTCGTGCTTATACTCGTGCTGAGCGGATGCGAGACGACCAAGCCGACTGAGGTTATCATCATTCCATCACTCGAGGCGTTCCGTCCGCCGTACGCGCCGGATCTGATTGCCAATCCGCAGACGGACGCCGACCTTTTGAAGAACTCAATTGCGTTCGAGTATCTGCTCTACGACTGGCAGGACTATGCCGAAGCGCTCGAAGATTTTGTTTTACAGATACAAAAGGCTTATAGCAAGACACCGCCATAGGTTGCCCTAACAAGAAGCAGCCCCTCACGCGAGGGGTTGTTTTTTTTTGTTGTCACTTGTGCCAGAAACTTATCAGTATCATATTGGCACAATAATATACACTTATCCATTATCCTATATATAATTACACCATATTTCTGTGTCAGTGGTTTTTTCATGTAAGCATAATTTTACATACTTGTAAATACTCCAATTAGCTTGGCGTTACAAATGATGCAAAAAGTTACAAAAAGTAGTTGACAATCATATGCTCCTGTGCAATGGTATATGCATGGAACATACAGACGCATGCAAAAAACCATCCACAAAAGTCATTACCACCAGAATCAGCGAGGCGCTCATGCAAAAAATCGAGCGCCTTGCTTCGTCTAGGCGTTGGTCGGTAAGCAAAACGGTCGCCTACGTCATGGAGCGACATCTCAAGGAGGAAGTCGATGAGACTTTCGCCTGACTGTGTGCGCTCGCTTATCGAGGCGACCATCGCTCAGAACCATGCGCTCGTGGAGATACTCGAGGGGCTCGAGTCTCCTGAGCGCTGGATATCCACCGCAGAAGCTGCGCGTCTGACCGGATGCACTCAGGACAGGATTCGGTATCTGGCAAAGACTGATCAGATCCGCAGCAGACGCCGTGGAAAACTTTTCGAGGTCGCCACCGGCGATCTGGAGGACAAGCAATGATTATCGTTTTTCTCATTTTTTTGGCGGTGATATCAACCGTGGTATGGGGCCAGAGCGCGACAGACGATGAACGCGAACGATACGGACTCGGCCCGAAAGACCAGGGGCGCCGCTAATGTTCTGGCTGTCATGGGTGGTATGGGTCGCGGCAATCTTTGCCGTCGGCTGGCTCATGTGGAAGTTCATTGAAAAAATAAGCAAATAGTCAGCGCAGGGTGGTGTAAAGGCAACATGCTGGTCTCATAAGCCGGCGCTCAGGGTTCGAGTCCTTGCCCTGCAAGACCTTGCCCGTATGGGCTGGAAAAAAGTAATCGGTAATCTGACAGCCGGGAAAGACCGGCAACCCGGGGTCGCAGGGCGCGGCGATGGTCCTCCTCCTTTCCATCTGATGTCGGGTTCGACTCCCGACAGCCCCATAAGACCGGCAAACTGGTACCAAACCAGACCGCCGGTAAAGGAGACATTATGGCTATTAGTTTGAAACGAACCGGCGACGTGTCGGTCAATGGCGTCAAGATGCTGGTCTACGGTACTGCTGGTGCCGGAAAGACGACGCTCATCAGGACGCTTCCCAAACCCATCATCCTGTCGGCGGAAGCCGGACTGCTGTCGTTATCTGGTTCCGACATCCCTTATATCGAAATCGGCAGCATGACGGATCTCATGGAAGCCTACGAATGGCTATCGGCGCCAGAGGGTCTTACGTATGAGACGGTATGCCTAGATTCTATTTCAGAGATCGCTGAGGTGGTGCTTGCATCGGAAAAAGCGGCAAGCAAAGACCCGAGACAGGCCTACGGGGCGATGCAGGACAAGATGGCGGATTTGATTCGTGCGTTCCGCGACCTGCCGGGTAGGCATGTGTACATCACCGCAAAGCTGGAACAGAGCAAGGATGAGCTAGGGCGGATGATGTTCTATCCGTCGGCACCGGGACAAAAAACTCCGCAGGCACTTCCGTATTTCTTCGATGAGGTCTTCGCTCTCCGGGTGGAGCGCGGTGACGACGGAACGCCGTATCGTGCATTACAGACAGGACCTGACGGTATTTGGATTGCAAAGGACCGCTCGGGCCGTCTTGAGATGTGGGAAGAAGCCGACCTTGGCGCGATTATCAGAAAGATAAAGGGGGAAGTATGAAAAAGACGATATTGAGAGTGCTCAAGCGTACCAAGAAATGGCCGGGCTATCGGGAGTTTGCAGACAGGGTCGATTGTTCAATCCCGCTGTGCTCGCTACTGCTCAACGAGTTGGAAAGGGAGTCGAAGGTTGTGCGTGTCTATGAGAAAAAGCAGACACGCGACGAGGGGCGTGTCGAGTATTTTGCCGGATGGGCGGCACTGGGAGGCAAGGCATGAGGCAGACGTTCAAAGATGCAAACGAGTCAACCATCGAGCAAGCTGCAATGGCGTGGCAAGCTGCCAAGGATGCCGAGAAGGAAGCACAGCAGGCACGACGTGAAATCGAGGATTGGCTGGGCGACCAGATCGGGCTTCCCGAGGACTTCGACAAGACCGTTAGTATTGAGGAGGCTGGCTACAAGTTCAAGGCAACCGGACGACTGAATCGACGCGTGGACGGCGAGAAGCTACAGCATCTTGCCATTGAGAATGGGCTGGTCGCGCATGTGGAAGAGTTGTTCCGGGCCAAATATGAGCTGAATCTCACGGCGTGGAAGAACGCCGATGAGTCGATAACCGAGAAGCTGGCAGAGGCGATCACCACAACACCAGGTCGTCCAAGCTTCGAGATCACCAAGATAGAGGAGAAACACTAATGGCACAACTGGGTCAGGTATTTATGGTCGAGGACTTGCCGCAGGGCAATAACTTCGAGCCGATTCCGTCGGGATGGTATACGGCAACCATCACAGAAACAGAACTGAAACAAACCAAGACTGGTACGGGACAGTACATTTCGGTTAAGTTCGACATTATTGCACCTACGCATCAGGGGCGCGTCGTGTATGACAACATCAACATTTCCAATAACTCGACTAAGGCCGAGGAGATCGGGCGCTCGCAACTGGGTGGCCTGATGCGTGCGGTCGGTCTGACACGCATTGCAGACGACAACGAATTGCGCAACCGTACCTGCCAGATCAAGGTCGGTATGGACAAGGGCGGCGACGGATACGAACCGCGTAACCGTATCGTGGCATACAAGGCCAGCGAGGGCGCGAGCCTTCCACAGCCGAGCGCTCCGACGGTAAAGCCGAACGCATCATCGACGCCACCGTGGAAAAGGGCCTAATATGGCAACACTACCGGAGCCGAAGAATTCTATCCAGAACCTCATCGACGCATATCACGAGAGTCAGGCCGGGGAACGCCCCCGGCCATATCTCGGTGCATCGATACTCGGGCATCATTGTGACCGCTGGCTGTGGCTTACGTTCCGCTGGGCGGTGATCGAGAAGTTTCCCGGACGGATGCTGCGATTGTTCAGGCGTGGCAACCGCGAAGAGGAGACGGTCGCATCGGACCTGCGTGCCATCGGCATCGACCTAACCGAGACCGGACGGTATCAGCGCGAGCTGGACTTCGGCTGTCACGTCAAGGGTCACCCCGATGGCATCATCCGCTCCGGCGTGCCGGATGCTCCCAAGACTGCACACGTATGGGAATGTAAAACGACTAATAAAAAAGGCTTTGATGAGCTGGTGGCGAAAGGTGTTACCGATGCGAAGCCGATGCACTACGTGCAAATGCAACTGTGTATGATGCGCTCGGGATTGACGCGTGCGCTGTACACCGCCGTATGCAAGGAAGATGACGAAATGCACGTCGAGCGCGTGCGCTACGACAAGAATGTGGCCGAGCGGTATCTAAGGCGCGGGCAGACGCTGGCACTCGAGGAGCATATGCCACCGGCGATCGGCGGTCCCGATTGGTACCAGTGCAAGTTCTGTGCGGCGTATCAACTGTGTCACCAGACACACGTGACCAAGGAGGTTAACTGTCGCACGTGCGCGCACAGTACCGCTAAGGCGGACGGTACCTGGTATTGCGAACGCTGGCACGACATCATCCCGCTTGACGCACAGTACGGCGGATGCAGGGCGCACTCACTCCATCCCGATCTGGTGCCGTGGGAACTCGACTACGAGCGATGCACCGTCTATACGGCGGCATACAAGATGGGCGAACAGGTCGTGCTCAACGGCGAGGACGGCTATTCGTCCAAGGAGATTCTTGCGGGCGGTCCTTTCGACGACGCGGTGGTGGATCTGGTACGGAGTACGTTCAAGGGTGAGGTGGCTCATGCCTGAACTGAGAGCGTACCAGCGCAAGGTACTCGACCAGCTGTACGCATGGTTCGAGCTGAACCATGAGGGTAACCCCTGCATCGTACTGCCTACCGGAAGCGGCAAAAGTCATGTCATCGCAGAGTTATGCCATGAAGCGGTGCAGACATGGAATGGTACCAGAATTCTCATGCTCACGCATGTAAAGGAACTCATCGAGCAGGACGCGGCAAAACTGCTCGACCATTGGCCGGATGCTCCGTTGGGTATCTACTCGGCGGGGCTTGACTCAAAGGAATTGAACACCATCACGTTCGCCGGTATTCAGAGCATCTGGAGACGGGCCGACTTGGTGGGACATGTGGACCTCGTGCTTATCGATGAGGCGCATCTCGTGTCTCACAAGGATGAGGGCATGTACCGCACATTTATCGATGCGCTACGCGAGACTAACAAAGACATGCGTGTCGTCGGTTTTACCGCCACGCCGTACCGATTGGGTCATGGCATGATCACCGATAAGCCGGCACTGTTCAATGCACTCATCGAACCGGTGTCGATCTCTAAGCTGCAGAGGCAGGGGTACCTGGCGATCCTGCGCTCGAAGGTGACCGCAAAGAGGCTGGAGGTCGGCGGTGTGCATACCCGTGGCGGCGAGTACATCGAGAGTGAATTGCAGGCCGCTGTGGATGTACATGAGACCAGCGAGGCCGTAGTCGATGAGGTGTTGCGCCTTGCTGGCGACCGCAGGGCTTGGCTGGTGTTCTGTACCGGCGTCAAGCATGCACGTAACG